GAATATATTGATATGTCTAAAAGGCGTATAAAAATAGTGCAACCTGATTTATTTTAGACTATAAATAGACTATAAAAATACTATAAATAATATTGGTTTTTCTATAAAAAGGTGGTGATCGAATAATGAAAATAAATGAAATTAAAGCCGGTGAGATCTTCTGCATAGAGGGGAGCAAGACCTATCCTAAATTAAAACTTTCTGTTGGATATGTAGATATGAGAGATGAGATAGTGCAAAGATGCGAAGCCCATACAATGAATTTCGATTGCGAATTGATGTCCGAAGGGGCAGTGGCAGCAGAATTTAAAAAATATGGAATGACCCTAGATGATGTAAAGAATCTTAAAAGGGCATTGAGCGTAAAATTCAATTAAAAAGGAATCGAATCCCGGCGGTCCGGCTTTCTTTCCAGAGTTCTCCGGATTGCCGATCCCCTGCCCCCTTGACCATATTTCGGGGGGCAGGGATGATTAAACAAAGGGAGGTGATATAAATGGAAGTCAGAGTTATTGATGTTTGGCTTGAAAAAATTAGACGTGGTTGGAAAATTGAAGATGCACCGAATGAAGCGATTAGAAAGGAATTAAGAAAAAGGTTAGAAAAACAAAAACTTAATCGGTGTCTACTTCTATTAAATGACTATAATAATGCCATCAAAGAGTTAAAAGAAGAGGACTGCTGTTGTGAATATTTTTATTTATATGCCAGGGAATTAGGTTTATTATCCTCTAAAATATGGATAAAGTATTGTCCTAATTGTGGTAGGGAATTAGAACTTCTTAATATCTCAGTTAATGCAAGCAAATAAGAAAGGAGGTGAGAAAGATGACTGTCATACAAGAAATCGCAACGGTCAAAGCTAACGTATATTCTGAACCGATTGCAGATGTAATTGAATGGGAATGCCCTGAGTGTGGACAAAATCAAAAACAATATACCTATCATATTGAGGATATAGATAAATTGCATTGCGAACGTTGCGGTAAAAGTTTTGAAAGAAAATAAGGGAAAATCATAAAAGGGGGTAATGCCTTTGATTGTGGTTTAATGTCTCTTTGTGTAAGAGTACTAAAAGTGGCGGGGGCAGGTTTTGTGGCTACGGTCCTGCCCCCAGAAAAAGGAGATAAATTAAATGAAATTTAAATTAGGCCAAAAAGTTAAGTATAAAAGAATATCAAAGAAAATAATAATGGGCGAACATTATTTGAATCCTGATGATTTTACAGAATACGAAGGAAAATCATTAGAAAGAAGGGAGTCCATTAAATTAGAAAAAGAGAGGATTGGTTATATTGCAGGTAGGAGAAGATTTACATTTAGAACATATTTTCAAGTGGAATACAGGGATGAGGACAGCGACCTTCAACCTGGCGAATGGGTTTGTATAGTCAAGCAAGAATACGGATTTGCTTATTTGATTGCCTATACTATGGGCAAAACCAATTATGTATTGGAAGATGATTTAAGAGGGGTTAATTAAAATGACAAATCATACCTATAGAGGGCACAAACAAATTTACAATCAGGATATCTGGGATATCATTAAAGAACATGTAGGTGCTTTTAACGCTATCAGTCAATATGAGATAGTCAATAAATATCTTTACCGGCACAATGATGGAATTACCGATAGGTCGGTCCGCGTGGCAATCAGGGAATTGAGACGGGAGGGCTATCCGATCCTAAGCACCCCACATAAGCCAGGCGGATATTTTATCCCCTTTACCCACGAGGAAGCAAAAGAGTGGCGGGAGCGTATGCGCAAGAAGGCGGTCAAAGAATTAGCGATAATCAATCCGGTATTAAAGGCTTGCAATAAGATGTTTTCACAAAAGATAAGTCAGTTAGAAATGTTTACATGAGGTAAGATATTAAATGAAAAATAAGGGTTGGACAAAATTGTATAGGGCGCAATTCACTCACTGGATATCGGAAAGGAAACCGTGGTGTGACAGTTTTGCCTGGTGTTATCTTTATTCGAGAGCTAATCATAAAAAAGGAGTAGTTAATTTTAGGAATCAATACATAGAAATTGAGAGAGGCCAACTTCTAACCTCAAGATTAAAACTCCAAAAGATTTTTGGGTGGACATACAAAAGGACATCATCTTACTTAAAAGCCCTCGAAAAAGACAAAATGTGTACTATCAGAACGACTAACAGATTTATCGTCATAACCATTGTAAACTATGGACTCTATCAATCTAAAGAGGAACAGGGGATAGAACAGAAGGTAGAACAGGAGACCGAACAGAAGGAGAACAGAGGTAAAACAGGGCAACACAAACAAGAATGTATTAAGAATGATTTAAGAATGATAAAGAAATTAAGCGATTCAGAAATAGAAAAAAATAAGCAGAATATTACCAAGAGTAAAAATCTATTTTTAGATATTGTTAAGGGTAAGGAGAAAAATGTATAAAACCTGAAAAGGAAGCGATTAAATGAGTTTAAGATGGGGATATGAAAGATTTAAAGAACTTAACAGCCCAGTTAAAAAAGCAGAAGAGAATAACGATTGGGCATGGTGGGCATTATTCGGGGCAGTAATAATTATGGAAATTTTGGTGATATTAAGAATATCGGGGAAGATCTGACCTTGAAGATCGGTTTATTTGATATCGATTCAAAATATCACAATTTAGCCTTGATGAAAATTTCCGCCTACCACAAACGAAAAGGCGATGAGGTAGAATTTTATAATTCCTTATGGGGTTATACCTACAACATAATTTACTGCTCTAAGATATTCAGAAAAAGCCACAAGAACGATGGCTATATAAGAAAGAGAATGGTTTGCGGTGGATCGGGTTTTGAATATTTAACATTATTGCCCAAATATATAGAACATATTAAACCAGATTATGAACTATATGATCTTAAATATTCTTTAGGATTTACAACTAGGGGCTGTATAAGAAAATGCAAATTCTGCATAGTGCCGGAGAAAGAAGGTAAGATCCGGGAGCATGCGGAAGTGGAAGAATTTCTAAATCCTAAATCTAATATAGTGGTTTTATTAGATAATAATTTTCTGGCCTTACCTTCTCATATTAAGAAATTACAAAAATATATTGATAAGGGCTGGCGAATGGATTTTAACCAGGGATTGGATGCCCGGCTTGTAAATAAAGAAAATGCCAAACTGCTGGCCAGGATAAAGCATAAGGAAACAATAAGGTTTGCATGGGATAATGTTAAAGATGAAACTGAAATAATAAAAGGATTAGATCTTATTATTAAGGCAGGAATCAGGCCAAGAAATATAACTGTATATACCCTGATCGGTTTTGATACTACTTTTAAAGAGGATCTTTATAGAATACAGAGATTAAGAGAAATTAAAGATGAGCAGGGACCGGTCAAGGCCTATGCTATGAATTATAATAATGAATTAAAAAGCAGGAAATATAAAGATTTTATGAGATGGGTAAACAACCCCTGGATATTCAAATCTTGTGATTGGGAGGAATATAGAAAATGGAAGTAGCTAAAGGCGGCTACCGGGAAGATCTAAAACAATTCTTCCGGAGTAAGATGGAAGCGAATATCGCGAGATATTATAATTATGTAAAAATAAATTGGTTTTATGAACCAAGAGAATATAAATTCGAAAAAATAAAAAGAGGTACAAGATATTATAAACCTGATTTTTATTTAGCAACGCCACAAAGATTATTTATTGAGGTAAAAGGATATTTCCGGCCAATTGATAAAACCAAATTAAGACGTTTTAAAAAATATTATCCGGAGGAATTTGCCAGGTTGAAGTTTATAATCCCAGACAAATATGCAAGGTCCAAGGCCAATGGAGAAATGATTGAATTTATATGTGATAATCTGGGAATAGATTTCGAGGAAATATTAAGCTATAAAGAAATGGAAAAATATAGCAGCATAATTCCGGGATGGGAATAATTGACTAAAAGGAGCAAGCGATATAAAATGAAAAGGATAAAGATAAAATGTGTAGTATGCGGCAGACCTCTATTCTTTTCTATCAGTAAAGATAATCAGGAAGGGGGACCCGAGATAGAAATTAAATGCTCAAAAGACCGTTGCGGAGCGATAAATATAGTCGATTATCACAATCCGGATAAAATAACCGTGAGATTAAAAGAGTGAAAACAGATTATAAAAACTAACTAAAAGAAAGGAATATTATGAAAAAATTAAAATGGCATACAGAACAGAGAATAATTAATGACTTAATACCATATAAAGAAAACCCCAGAACAATGACTGCAAAACAAAAACACGACCTGGAAGAAAGTTTGAAAAGATTCAATCTTATGTCTATTCCGGTAATTAATACCGATAATACTATCATATCCGGACACCAACGAATGAAGATATTACAGTTATTGGGCCGGGGAAAAGAGGAAATTGATGTAAGGGTCCCAAATAGGAAGCTGACCAAAAAGGAATTTAAAGAAGCAAATTTAAGGGAAAACAAGAATTTAGCCGGATGGGATTTTGATATATTGGCAAATTTTGATGAGGAATTATTATTAGATGTGGGATTTAACGAAGAGGAATTGGAAGATACAACATTCGAGCCAACCGATGATCTGGAAAGAGAGGAAAACATAAGGGAATACAAAAGGGTCCATATATTAATTTCCGTAGATATAGATTATTACGATGAGATAAACCGGGAATTAGAAATAATAAAAAATAGAATAAGAGGAAAGGGCGAATATGAACAGACGGCAAATTAAAACAGATAATTCATATCTGAACACCAAAATAAATTTAAGAATGAACCACTTACCGAACAAGAAAAGCATAAAGGTACTCGATTGCTTCGCTGGCCGGTCAAAGATATGGAAAGAAATACAAAAAAAATCATTTAAAAATATAAACGTAATAGGAATTGATAAAATATCCTATGGAAGTACCTTAAAAGGCGATAATATGAAATATCTAAAAGGAATGAATTTAGATAAATATGATATAATAGATCTGGATGCCTATGGAATCCCTTTTAAACAATTGGAAATAATATTTCGGAAAAAATATGAAGGGATACTATTCATAACTTTTATTCAAAGTATGTGGGGCCGTTTACCGGTAAGAATGTTAGAAAAAATAGGATATACAAGAACTATGATTAAGAAATGCCCTACTATATTTAACAGAAATGGCATAGAGAAATTTAAACAATATCTGGCAATGAACGGTATTAAAAAGATAATAATGATCAATAAAAATAATAAAAAATATTTGTATATTCCACCTGTAACTATTGTGAAATAAGACTTTCCGTGATATAATAAAAAAAAAGAAAGGAGAGAGCATGGGCGATATTATCTATATACCAAAAGGGAAAGCGAGGGAATATAGTCCTTATTCCTTAAATATTTATAATGGATGCGATCATAACTGCAAATACTGCTATGTAAAAACCATGCCATATTACAAAAAAGTATCTAACGAGGAAATAAAACCAAAGAAGAATATATTAGAAAAATTGGAAAAGCAATTAAAAAAGCAAGAGATAAATGAACAGGTACTCTTATGTTTTGTGGGTGATCCATACTGCAAAACCGATACGGAATATAAATTGACCCGGGATATATTGAAAATATTATTAAGATATGATATACCCACTGCAATATTATCTAAAGGCGGAGAGAGAATATTAAGGGATTTGGATTTATTTAAAAAATTTAATAAAATAAAGATAGGCGCTACCTTAACGCTATTAGATGAAGAAGAAAGCCTATATTATGAACCGGGAGCGGTGTTACCCAGGGAGAGAATAAAAGTATTAGGGATATTACATGACGAAGGAATAAAGACCTGGGTAAGTTTTGAACCGGTTATTAAACCATTAACGACATACCAATTATTAGAATTAAGTTATCCTTTTATCGATCAATACAAAGTAGGCAAAATGAATCATTATCAACTACCATATCAAATAGACTGGCGGGACTTCGGGAATACAATAACAAAAAGATTAATTGAACTTAAAAAAGACTTCTATATAAAAAAAGATTTATATAAATATATGAGTCTAAAATTGGATGATAATTATATCGATCAGGATTATCTAACACTCAGAAAACCCAGAGTAAAAATAATTCCGGAAGAAACAAAGGTATTACAGCCCACGTTATTTTAATAAAAAAAATTAGATTTTAAACAACTAAATATTACAGAGCTCCATTCATAGAGAGCCATTTGAAGAAGCGATAGCTTCTTAGGTGGCTCTTTTTTTATTTCGAAAGGCAGGAGAAAAAATTGAAATTAGCTTTTTTCGGTAGCAGATCATTAAGAATAAGGAGAAAAGAAGTATTAAAAATAATAGAAATGGAGATTGAAAAACATAACCCAGAAATGGTTATAACTTCCGGAGCCCCTGAAGGGGTATGCAAATTAGTAAAATATTATTGTATAAATAATGGAATTACACGGAAGGAAAATATCGATGCAAATATCGACCAATTCGACATAGGGAATAACCTAAATGAATTAAATAATACGGAAGAAGTTTTAAATATATGAAAGAAAAACTTAAACATATCGAAGCCTTTGAATTTTTTTATAGTATGGGCGGAGCGGCCTCTAATAAAAACGTCAGAAAAATGTCAGAAAAGTGTCAGGTATCTGACAGAACTATCTGGCGTTGGTATAAAAAATTTAACTGGAAGGAAAGGGTAGATCAAAGGAATATTGAGAACGCTAAATCTCTCGGGAAAAAAACCGACAAAGCGGTGGTTAATACAAAGGCTAATTACCGGGCTGAAATAAAGACTCAATTGAATATATTAAAGGCCATCCTAAATAATGTTATTAAAGAAATTAAGGCACACAACATAATAGATGTAAATAATACAGGTCAATTAAAAGATGTGGTTAATTGTTATGAAAAACTGGGTAAGCTCGACCTGCTTATGATGGGGGAGGCAGACGAAACAAAAGATTTAAATATAAAAGTGGAATTTATTGAATGAATGTTAATATACAAATTTCTAAAAAAATCTTTAATGAAGTTTATATCCCATACCTGGACAATAATACTAGGACACAAATATTTTTCGGTGGATCATCTGCTGGGAAATCGGTATTTATTTCTCAAAGGTGTGTAATTGATCTTTTGGAAGGCGGCAGGAATTATCTTGTAATAAGAAATACGGCCAATACCCTGCGAACATCGGTATTTAATGAAATCAGGAAAGTTATATTAGAATTCAACCTAATAAAGTTATTCAAAATCAACAAAACAGAAATGACTATAACCTGTATTACTGGATATCAAATTCTTTTTAGAGGGCTGGATGATGCTGAAAAACTTAAATCAATAATACCGGAAAAGGGCGTTATTACTGATATCCTAATAGAGGAAGCAACCGAGACAAAAAGAGATGATGTTAAGCAATTATATAAAAGATTAAGAGGTAGATCTAAAGTATTAAAACGTTTGACGCTATGTTTTAACCCCATTCTCCGGAGCCACTGGATATTCAAAGAATACTTTCAAAACTGGGTAGAAGGAGAATTTGAATATCACGATGAAAGATTATCGATTTTAAAGACAACCTATAAGGATAATAAATTCCTGGAACAAGACGATATAGACGAACTAGAGAACGAACAAGATCTCTATTACAGAGAAGTTTATACCTTAGGGAACTGGGGTATTTTAGGAGATCTGATATTTACCAATTGGAAAATTGAAGATCTTTCAGGGATTAAAAACAGCTTCGGCACTTACTATAACGGTTTGGATTTCGGCTATTCTAATGACCCAACAGCGGCAGGAAGACAGTCTATAAAAGGGAAGAAATTATATATCCTTGAAGAGATAATTTACGAGTTAGGCCTGACCAATAATCTTATAGCAAATAAGTTAAAACCTGCAATAAACAAAGAATATATCAGGTGTGATAACGAGCCCAAATCGATAGCTGAATTAAGAGGATACGGTATAAAAGCCCTGGCGGCCAAGAAAGGTCCGGGAAGTGTCAATTTTGGTATTCAATATATGAGGCAATTCGAAATTATAATTGACAGGAAATGTCAGAATGCAATTAATGAAATTCAATTATACCAATGGAAAAAGAATAAAGACGGGATAGCCATTAATGAACCGGTAGAAAGAAATAATCATTTTATGGATCAGATCCGTTATGCTCTTAATGATAGGATTTTCGAGAAGAAGGAAGAAAAACCTTATACCGCCCAGGAACTAGGAATATTTTAAAAATAAAAGAAAGGAGATTATCATGAAGATAGAAGATATTTTAAAAATGCACGGCAAGAATTTTAAAAAATTAACAGAAATCTTATGTAAAGACCCAAAGGAAAGAGACGTTGAGTTATATGAGAAACAATATACCGGTGATCATATAATCAAAGAACGGGAAGATAAAGTTATCGGTAAGGGCACAACATCAAAGAGGATCGTTCAGGCGAAAGAAGTCATTCAATATCAAAAGAAAATCGTTAATATGGCTGTATCTTTTTTATTCGGCGATCCAGTGAAATTAATATTAGGGAATAAAGAGGATAAATTCCAGGAGACTTTTTCTTTGATGGATGATGTTTGGAGAAAAGATAAGTTGGATTATTTTAATAAGAAGTTAACGCGCAGGCTATTTGTGGAAACGAAAGTGGCTGAACTTTGGTATACAATAATCGATAACGAAAATAATAAATATATTAAAGTGTCCCTGCTATGTAAGAAAAACGGCGATGATATCTATGCTCATTTCAATGAAAACGGAGATATGGATGCCTTTACCCGCCGGTATAAACTCGAAGATATTGACGGTAAAACTTACGAACATGTCGATATTTACACTGCTGAAAAATTTTATTATGGGATTAAAAAAACAGACTGGATAGTAGAGGAAAAAGACAATTTCTTCAAGAAGATCCCGGTAATCTATTACGAACAGGACGAACCGGAATGGACGAGTGTTCAGACTGAAATTGATAGAATCGAAATGTTGATCTCTAAGTTTGCCGATACTAACGATTATTTTGGAGCACCTATTATAAAACTAAAAGGGAAAATAAAAAACCCACCTGAAAAGGGGGAAATAGGCAAAACCTTACAATTCGAGGGTGAGACTGGGGCCGAAGGTAAAATAGAGTACGGAGACGCCGATTATTTAACCTGGGAGCATGCACCGGAAGCAATAAAAATTGAGTATGACATATTGAAGGACATTATCTATTCTATAACCTCTACCCCCGATTTATCCTTTAGTAATGTAAAGGGATTTACTAGTTTTTCAGGTATAGCACTCAAAATGCTTTTTTTAGATTCTATTCTGAAAGCAAAAGACAAAGAAGAACTATTCGGAGAAGCATTAACTAGAAGAATTAATTTATTAAAGGCAATATTATCTATAACCAATGTAAAGGAAGCAAAGAATTTGCAGGAAATGGATATATCAATTAAATTCGGGAATATACTACCCCAGGATATGTCGGAACTTATAAAGGCATTATCAACGGCCCGGGGAGGAGATGTCATAATGAGCGAAAAGGAAGCAGTGAGGCAAAATCCATTAGTAGAAGATTCAGAAGAAGATATCAAAAGAATGGAAGAAGAACGGGGGAAATTATCAAAATTAGGTGAATCGTATGAAGCCTAAAAATATAAATTTTGGTGTAGTCGGCTGTGGAGTTATCGGTAATAGTCTGGCCGATTTATTAGAGGATATGGGCCATACAGTTAAACGATACGATCCATTTAAAGGCCTGATTGATGATATATCCGGATGTGAAATTGTCTTTGTATGCGTGCCTACTAAAGCCGATATGAAATTTAAAGATGTCAAAAAGGCGGTAAGATATATAAATAAAAAAAACAAAGAAGGAATAATCGCTATAAGATCAACTATTATACCGGGGATGACTGATGAATTTATAAAAAAGTACAAGAGGGAATTTGTCTATCTGCCAGAGTTTCTACGAGAGCGGACAGCCTTAGAAGATGAAATTAAGCCTAACAAAATAATTGTAGGCACTAATAATGAAGAAACATTTGAGATATTTAAGAAGTTATTTGAGCCAATAATTTAAGGAGAAAATAATAAGAAATAATAAGGAGGCGAGAAAAATGATTAAATGGGAAAAAGTGAAAGAAAATATAATGTTTGCAATTATGATATTTGCAGGGTTATTGTTCTTTTTAATATATTTCACTGCATTGTGGTTAGATATTTAGAATTTACATAAAAAAGGGAATAGAAATGATAAAGGGCAAGAATAAAATAATAATGATGAAGCCAATAGAAGCAGAATTATTGAAAGTGGCCTTGAATAGCCTATATGTGATAAAAGTAATATTCGGAAATGAGTTATACGATATATGCCAGAAATACGGAGCGGATTATTATAAACTATTCGAGGCCTTTAAGCTGGACAAATATATTAACGCAATGCACCTTGATCCATTATTCGATGGCTACCGGGGGGCAGGGGGCAAATGTCTTTCCAAAGATATTAAATTTTTGATTAAGGCGGCCATAAAAAAAAGAGTTTTCCCTAATGTAATGATAGAAGCCGATAGAGAGAATAAATATTTATTGGAGAAAGGGACCCTAAATGGGGATAATAAAAGATAAACATACTTTTAATTTAGAACTTAAAAAAGAAGAACTTGCATATTTATTTAAAAACGTTGTAGCAGAATATAAATTCCATCTTGAATCCTATAATTTACATAACAAAAATAATAATAGTGAGAAGGGACATTTCTTACTTGGATTAATCATAAAACTCAAAAATAAATATTGGGAACTTTAAAGAATATAAGAATGAGAAGGGAGGTAAAAAATAATGAAATATACGAATAATTTTCTTTCTACCGCTGATATCGGGAAGATTCTCGATGTATCAAAACCGGTAGTTATTACCTGGCTAAGAAAAGGATATATAAAATATTCTTTAGTTGGTCATTTACAAAAGGTAAGGTCAAAAGATTTGTTGGAATATTTAAAGAAATTAGGCAATCCTGAAACTGAAATGAATAATTTTAAAAAAGATATCGAAAATTATTTAAAACAAAAACATGAATCTAAATATGAGTGTATTAAATGAACATTGAAGAACAATTCGAAGCTAAAAATATTCAAAATATAATTAAATATAACCGCAAAATAGAAGCAATATTAAACCAGGCTTCCAAAGATTTAGCTAAGCGAATCAGCATTTTTGAGCTAAAAAACCCGACCACAATATATCAAGGCTCTTTCTATAAAATAAATAAGGGATTAGAAAGAAAAGTAAACGCAATATTAGGCAAACTTCATAAGGATATTCAATCCAGTATCGGGGATGGCGTTATTAGTAACTGGGATATGGCTAATTTAAAGAATAATAAATTGATAGGTAAATGGGCAGATGGAATAAAATTATCCCATGATGGTATACCCACATCGTTTAATCAGCTAAATCTGGCTGCATTGGACACTTTTCTTGCCCGGACCGCAGCCGGAATGAATTTAAGTGAACGGGTCTGGAATCTAGCCAATGGGGCAAAGGATCAATTAGAACTTTATCTTAGTTCGGGAATATCTACTGGGAGAAGCGCGGCAGGAATTGCGGGAGATATTAAGCAATATCTGAACGAACCTAATAGGTTATTCAGAAGGGTCAGGCAAGAAGGAAAACTTGTCTTGAGCAAGGCGGCTAGGGGTTACCATCCGGGAGCGGGGATTTATAGGAGCTCTTACAGAAATGCGTTGAGGCTTTCCAAAAATGAAATCAATATGGCTTATAGAATGAGCGATTATACAAGAAGGCAGCAGTTACCATTTGTAACAGGGATAGAGGTTCATTTATCAGCTTCTCATCCCCGGCTTGATATGTGTGATGATTTGGTAGGCAAATATCCGAAGGGATTTATCTTTATGACCTGGCACGTAGGATGTTTATGCTATACAACCTCAATAATGCTAAATGATAAGGACTCTTTGAAGTTTATGAAGACTGGCCAGATTGACCAGGCTAATTATATAAATAAGATACCAAAGAGTGCTCAAAACTGGCTAAATTTGAATGCCAAAACGATAGCGGGATATAAAAATATGCCTTATTGGATCAGAGATAACTTCACAAGTGGTTTTAAATTAAAAGAAAGTATAGCAGGAGTAAGCATACCCAAATTAGAGGCTATTAAACCAATTGAACCTGTATTTTTGCCGGCAAGGATAATGAAGGAAGCGGAGAGATATGGAGAAAGTTTAATTGATCCTAAGGGAAAGATGTCTGGAGTTAACTTTGGTAATATTAGTTTAGATAATGCTAATATGATTAATAAACGGCTAACCGATTTAATAAAAGATTATAAAGTTAGACCTAATTTTGTCGGTAGTTCCCAGGTTATAAGAAGGGCACTTAAAAGAGTATATCCGTATGTAAAAATTGGTCCTATCAAAAGTGGAACATTTGCCGAAGCGTGGCCTCTAACAGGCAATGAATCAGCTATATCTTTTAATGAGAAATTTTTTTCGAAGAAAGGGACTTTTTTATTAAAACAAGAATTAGAAAATTGTTTTGCTACCGGATTCCATAAATTGAAGAATATAGAACATATAATTGACCATGAATATGGGCATATTTTAGATTATGCCAAAAAGCTATCTTCAAAATCCGAGTTTGTAAAAGAATATACATTCTTAAAAGATAGAGGTTTATTAAAAATGATGATAAGCGGATATGCCGAAGGTGATGGTTTAACTGAAAGCTGGGCCGAAATATTCGCTCTTTATAGGGCGGATAAATTACCACCTTTAAGAAAAATATTAATAGAGGAGTTGTTAAAATGAATGAAATAATTTGTGCAAAATGTAAAAATTTTATTAAGTCTGAAAAGAGATTTAATAAATGTAAAGCATTTCCGAATAAACCAGGGATACCTTGGGAGATTATATCAGGGGAAAATGATCATACAAAACCACTACCTAACCAAAAAAATAATATAATATTTGAACCAAAGGAGGATTAATATGCCATTAGTAAGATGCAGAAAAGATAATAAACCGGGCTGGAAATACGGAAGAGATAATAAATCTTGTTTTACCTATACAGCTGGCAATGAAAAATCCGAAGCAACAGCAAAGTTAAAAGCAATTAAACAAGGGGCTGCAATTAGCCGGGAATCGGGAGAAAAGTTTGAGCCATAAAAAAAAGGAGAAAACGAAATGAGAATACCAATGATATTTTGTAATAGAGAAACTGTAGCACTTTTATTAGCTTTTCATAGCGCAATTAGACATCTAAATATAGGATTTAGAGAGCTTGGTATTTGTATTATTTTTTCTATACCTTGTATTTTTCTGACCATCTTGGATTTGATATCAAGAATATTTAAAAAGGAGAATAAATGAAAAAGATAAGTTTTATATGCCTAGCGGGGCTTGACCAATTCATAGATCAGATAATTGATGGATTGTCAGATACTTATACCACTAGGAAATTTATAATTAGAAGTAAACAAGACATACATAATGCAATAGACTGGGGCGATATCATATGGTTCGAATGGGCGAATGAGTCGGCAATTGTCGGCACTAATTATGAAGGAATAAAGGGCAAAAAGGTGATGATTCGTTTACACAGCTATGAAGTATTTATGGATTTTACCAAACGAATCAACTGGACTACGGTTGATAGATTAATCTTTGTGGCCCCCCATATAAGGGGAATTCTAAGGGAATTTATACCGGATATTGAGAAAAAGGTCGATACTACCGTGATTTATAATGGAATTGATTTAAATAAAACTCCATTCCAAGAAAGAGAACCCGGCCATAATATAGCCTGGGTAGGATTCATTAATTACAAAAAGAACCCACAAATGGCATTACAGATATTAAAAAAATTATCTAAGGGAATATTAAATCATGGAATTCTTACTGCTGATCCAGAATACAAACTTCATATAGCAGGCTCATACCAAGACTCACGATATAAAATATACTTAAAATATATGATTAAGGAAATGAATCTACAAGATAATGTTATTTTTCATGGCTGGATCGACGACATGGAGGAATTCTGGAAAGATAAGAATTACTTGCTCCATACATCATTACAAGAAGGCCATTCTTACGCAATAATGGAGGCTATGGCTAGGGGAATTAAACCGATTATACACAATTTTAGGGGCGCGAAAGAATTATACTCCAATGTAGGTTCTTCTTTAAGAGTCCTTTTTAATACGGTTGAACAGGCGGCTAATAAAATAATGATTAAAGAATATTATTCAAAAATGTATAGGGATTGGCTAATCGATAGGGGCTGGACACTCGAAAATCAATTAAAAGAAATAAAAAAGATTATAGAGGAATTATAAATGAGCTCAAAACCCACAACAAGAGAAGTCAAAAATTATTACGATAATTTTATTAGCTATCTTAAATATGATCATATCCGGGAAAACCCACGTCATATTAGAATAAAAGATGATTTAAAAAATATAATCAAAAAGGGCATGAATGTTTTAGATTTAGGTTGCGGGACCGGAATAACTACAAAATATATTGCCAGATTAAAGGCAAATGTAATTGGGATAGATCTATCACCAAAATTAATTGAATTCGCAAAAGAAAACTCGGATCATAAAAACTCCAAATATTTGGTAGATGATATAACTACAGTTGATCTCGGAAAAGAAACCTTTGATGCAATATGCCTAATAGACATAATGGAGCATATACCAATTAAAAAGATCTCAAAATTAATAAAGAATATTAAAAAATATTCACATAAGAATACAATTATTTATCTCAATATCCCTGACGCCAGGTTACAATCCTGGGTGAAGAAAAACAAACCTGATAAACTTCAAATTATAGATGAGGGATATTCTATATCTAATATTTTGGATTGGTTTAGATCAATCGATTTCGAGGTAATTAATATTAAAGTCTATGGTATAGAT